CCAACTTTCAAATATTGAATTTGATTAGTTAACTTCGCTGTTTAACCCAGCTATGGCATCGGCTAACACCTTCCCATACACTGGCTTTTCAAACAGCCTTAAGTTTTTTAAGCCTCTTATTGGTCAGAGTACCAGAGAGCAACATTCCCTGATGCAGCATGAGATAGCTCGTCTATCCACTGACCTTAGACATAGCTTTGCTATGGTTGTCAACGCATCCCAGGGTCTAATTAGGTTGCCATCAGTTTTACCTGGTGGCTGTTTAACCACTGCAGTTTGGCTTGGAACTCTCAATGATCAGGGCGATTTCTTAGAATATCTTGCATCATTCGGAGCTTGTTTCCCAGTCTACTCGCGCGAACTTATCCTTTTCCTCAATTTGGTCAATGTTCGTGTTTAATTCACCTTAGTCACCATCAAAGATGACACAGACCATGTAGCCACTACGATGCTACATTGTAGATACTTGGGCTAAGGGTTAAATGCATTCCATGACATTTATGAGGATTTAGTTTGTGGGGCAACACCCTACATACCATTAGGTTCGGTTGTTATACAGGAAAACCCCTTAATGTATCGTTTCAACAACAGAGTTGTTACTGTGGATGAAACGACCCCAACCGTAGGTTTGAATTATTAATCTTTAACTATGTTCAACCTATGTGATACAATGCCTAATGACAGCATCATTTAAAGTGATGTTGCCATGCACCAAGGACTTGCTGACCGAATTGCTCGAAGAGTCCTTGATAACAGAAGCAAAATTAACAACCAATTTAGCCTGAACTAGCATGAATTGGAGGACATGGAGCATAATTTCAACGAAACTTAATTGACATGGGTCAACTAAGCATTTGGAATTAATATGGCTCCTAGAGGTTTCAAAAGTGGTGGTCTTAACCATCACAGCTTGGCTGCCAAACTAAGGAAAGTCACCGAATAGTCCATTGTTAATTAGATAGGTGAATATGTCTCAGTCGGATCAACCATGAATAGAGAACTGACTAGACCTTAC